AGCTTCTTGTATTTTATGAATTAATAAATCTAATCTGACCACAGTAAATGAATCTAATTGTCCTTGACCTTTAAATAAAGAAACAATATACTCCCTAGCGTTTTTATTTTCTTCTGCAAACCACTTTGATTTAAGTAGTGTTCTCTGTAAAAATTCTGGTATACTTACAAGTTTACCACTAATAAACATTGTAATTAGTGTACCAATTGTTAGTAAACTTGTTTTTGTTTCGATTTTGTTTTTAATTGTAAATTTCATGTGTTAGGTTTTAAAGTTAATGTACTAATATAATAATTTTTTTTGAATTGGCCAAATATTTTACCAAAAATTTGACTTACTTTTTTGTTCATAAGTTTCATAATGTTCTATTGGTGGTAAATACTCTTGTAAATCTTTTGGATAAGGATAAACTTTATGTTTCAATTTTGATTTTAACTTTTTAGTTTCTCCTTTAGTTTGACCTAATATCTGAATGTATCTATTCTTAGGTGCTTCTCTCTTTCTCCAAAATTCAGAATACCCATCCTTACCAACTGCCTCTTTTAGTTTTTCAATATTATGTGAACCCCACTTTGAAAATACTGTTCTACTATGAATCCAATTGTATGGGTCTTTACTTAATGATATGGAAAAGTTTGGCATCAGTTGAATCTCAGATGTGTCTTGGAACAACCAATTTGTTGCCTGATAGATTCCTCCAAGATGTCCTTGTTCTGCATCTGCATATGAAATCAACATTTTTATGTTGGGTGCATTTTCTTTTAACCACTTAAAACTCAATGAAATACAATAACTTTCTATATTACTACCATATCCATCGTGTATAAACAATCTCGTGAGTTCTAAACACTCTTCTTTACCCAACCCATCGATTACACTTGTGACTGCAGAACGTCCAACAGGGTATCCGTAAATAAGACATCCAATAAGTTGTTCAGTATTTCCTAATACATCGGGTTTATCTGATTCATAGAAAACTCCAAGTGCATACCTACACATTGAAAACTTATGTGTGTAGTGATACTTTACGATTATGTCTTTACCTACTGATTTAGATATCTCTCTGATTGATACTTTTGATGTATCTACATAGTTTTTACCCTCTTGCTTCATTTATATATGAGTCCAAGTTTTTCGTTTTACTATTTCTTCCACGTTCCATTTACTAACCTTGAAGTTTCTGGCAATCACATTTGTAGAGAACCCCTGTTTATGGAGTTCTCTAATTTGCAAAACTTGTTCTGATGTAAGTTTTGAACGAGGATGTGATTCACCTCTTAGTCTGTTACTAAAAAACCAAAGTTCTTCTATGTTCAAAATGGTGCTTTTATAGATTGGTCTCTCTCGATAGCCGTACTCATGTGGTCAGCCCAATGAAGTATGTACGGTAAGTTCATTCTAAGAGCTTTTGATTGGATGTGAGTTTTTAGATATTTTTCATTGTCATCCTCATACATACCATCAGCCAGTTTGATTCCTAAGTACTCATTCTCTGAATACTTTAGTCCATACTGATTTAAAATGAATAGAGTTTTATCGGGAACTGTTAGGAACTGACTATCTTCATTCCTTTTATAATATTCTCCTCTGTTCTTGATATGCCACTCAGAATCGTTGGTCACATAGTGTAGAGAATTTTTATATCCAAGTTTCCCTAAATCGTGATGGAATGCAGCGAACAACAATTCTTCTTGTTCGAAGTCAATGATTCCACCAGCTTCTTTGTAGAGTTTCATCATACGTAAAGAGTTACGTGCCACGTTCATTACGTGGTCAATGTATCCTCCCTCATATGAGTTGTGGTAGTACTTGTTACTACTTGCAGGTGATAACATAAGATTAGGGCCTAACTCTTCCATCGAATACATATGGAGTAGTTTTTCCAATCTCTCACCTGAAAATGATTTCTTGAGAGCTTCAATAAATTTATTGTAGTTCTCTTCCAGTTGTTTTTCTGTGTACTTTGTCATATAACCTTAATTTGTATACAAATATACGAAAAATATTTGTAATATCCAAATGTTTTCTTAATTATTTTCTTTTAAGATGTTAGAGTACGTCATTTCTGATTGTACACCAACTAATCTTTCAATCTCTTGTCCATCCTTTTCGATGATAACTGTTGGTACAGACCTCACAAAATACTTCTGTGCAGTTTCGAATTGTGAATCAATATCGATATCTTCGAATTGAACGTTTGAGAATTTACCTTTTACATTTTCCATAATAGGTGTCAACATCTTACATGGCCCACACCAAGTTGCATAAAATTTCTTTACTTGAATCATAATTTACTCCTTTAATTATTAACCATCACAAGCTACACAATCAGGGTCAACTGCTCGTGTTGCGATATCACCTCTAAGAACCGATTCAGTTCTCATATAATATAACGTTTTAATTCCCTGTTTCCAAGCTTCTAATGTAACTTGGTTAATCCATTTAGGTGAAGCAATAGATGGGAATGCCAAGTTTAAGGAAACGGATTGGTCAATATACTGTTGTCTTACACCAGCTTGTTTAACCAAGTCCATTTGATTGATTTCCTTAAACGTTCTGAACACATCCTTGACAGGGTAGGTTTTATCTCTATCTTCGTCAGATATCTCTGAACACAGTACCATCTTACCACCAAGATAACACCATGCATCTAATTCTTTTATGTCTTGAACCGAACCACCATCTTCTAAGATTTTATCCCAAGTATCTTTGTTATTAACACCAGCTTTTCTTAGAACTCTTTCTAATTCAGTATTCTTTCTAATGAAAGTTCCTTTTGAAGTTTGTTCAGTAAATACGTTTGCTGCCCAAGGTTCGATACCAGCAGATACGTTACCTGCTAATTTAGAGTTTGATACCGTTGGTGCAACTGCTCTCAAGTGAGTATTTCTCATACCACTTTCTTTACACCATAGAGGTTCACCGTATTCAGCTGCTAAATCTCTTGATGCTCTTTCTGATTCAATTTTTAATTGTGAGAATATTTTACGAGTTTCGAATTGAGCTTCCATACCTTCAAATGGAATACCATTCTTTTGTAGGTAAGTGTGCCATCCTAAAACTCCTAATCCTAAAGCTCTACCTTTTTCTGCAGATGCAACTGAGTTTTCGAATCCTCTCATGTTCTTAGCCTTTTGGATGAACTCTTCAAGTACACCATCTAAGAACCAAGTTGCGGTATAAACTAAATCAGTATCTTTCCACTCATTGTATTTGGCAAGGTTTACGGACGATAAACAACAAACGAAAGAGTGATTCTCATCTGTATGTAATGTAATCTCAGAACAGATATTAGTCATGTGGACTTTCAGACCATTCTTCTTATACATCTCAGGGTTTTGTTTGTTAGTATTACCCTTGAACATGATATAAGGTTCACCAGTTGCTTTTCTCTTCTGTAATAGTTTACCCCACTTTCTTCTTGCAGTATCGTTACCATCTTGAAGTTTTCTCATAAACTTGTCACCAACGATTGCACATTGATGTAAGTTAAGTGATTGTCTATTCACATCACCTTTCGGTTCTCTGATTTCTAACCACTCCTCAAAATCATCATGTTCAATATTAAGATTAACTGATGCAGCACCTCTTCTTACTGAACCTTGGTTAGTTGCCAGAATAGTAGAATCATAAATCTTAGCGAATGGCACAACACCATCTGATGTTCCGTTACCTGTAATGTTAGAACCTGCAGGTCTGATTTGGTTGATACCAATACCAACACCACCACCATGTTTTGCAAGTAACATTAGTTCTAAGTTCTTTTTACCAATCTCGTAGATACTATCACCTACATCGATACCGAAACAAGAAATAGGTAATCCTCTATCAGTACCCGTGTTAGAAAGAACTGGTGTTGCTAAGTTCAACCAACCTTTCCAAATGTAATCGAAGAACTTGGTTGCCATGTGTGGTTTGTTCAATCGTTGTGCCACTCTTGTTGCAACTCTCCAATAAGCATCTTTTGGTTTTTCACCTGGTAGTAGATAACCTTTAGAGATAGTTTTTACATAGATTTCTGTGTTTGCCCAAGAAGGAAAGTCAACGTCCAATTCCCAACCTAAGTCTTCTCCGTAGTTTGTTTTTGCCATTTTATATTAATTTTACTTGTGATGAATCTCCATAGTTACCAAACAGTTCTTCATCTTTTTTTATATCTCTGAGAGATTTACCACTCTCACTATCTACATTACCATTTTCATATTGTGTATTTAATAAACACAAAGGATTTGAAAATAAAAAGTTAGTATCCTTTACCAATTTAAAATTGATGAAAGAATCATCACTTTTTATATCACTTCCATATGAACGTAACACATAGGCTAAAACTTCTTTTGGTAACTTTTGAGCTTCAACCCATTTAATTTTATAATAATCAGTTTCCCCATTCCACATTGGAAAAACTTGTTCTCCTTTTTTTATATCAACCAAAGCAAATAGTCCAATACCATGAACCTTACTTGGTCTTGCATAACTCTTAACTGAAGTGTTTAAATAATCAAATGGTTGCATTCACTTTCTTTTTCTGAAATTCACCCTCTATAAAGTAACTCCAATTACAAGTATGTCCTCTTTCAATCAGTTTTGGATAATTTTCTCTATGAGGAGAGTTTATCTCAAAATATGATGAATGTAAATCCTTAGTATCTCTACAAAGGAAATAACTAAATATTGATAAAACACATCCTTCATTTGCAATCAATGAAGAATAGTTTTCGAACTGATGATAGTTTGGGTCATCATATGTATCCATAAAAATTCCATCAAACTTCAAGTTCATTTCTGGTATAACATCAGTCCAATTACCTTTGAAGATATGAACATTCTCTTTACCTTCAGCCCAAACAAGAGCCTTTTGATAAATCTGTGGGTTAGATTCAATACAATAGTAAGAACCTAATTTGTTATAGATTGCATCCGCACTATATCCTAATCCAAATCCTACATCTAAAACTTTACCACCATTTTGTGTAACAATATTAGAGTAGAATTCCATTAGTTCTTTGGATACTACGTCCATAACAATTTTAGAATTATCGTCTTTGTACGATATTCTTGTATCTGTAATTGTAACCTTTTTGTCTTCCAATTTTTTAAAATAAGTCGTCCCAATCTTCACCCTCATTTGCCTTACTATAATCAGTAGGTCTAATAGCGAAGAAGTCCGTGTGAGTATGTCCACCTGTTAAGTGATAGAACCAATCTAAGTTATCTGATTTATCTTTATTATAATCAAAAATACTCTCGTATCCTAATTCTTCTAACTTAGCATTAGTTCTTGATTTGATAAATTCTTTCAAATCATCAGATTTTAGATTTTCTAAATCACCCATCTCGAACATTTTGTCAATGAATCTTGTTTCTAATTCTACAATGAGTTTTGCAGCTTCTTGAATCGAATCTCTACATTCGTCTAATAATTCAGGATACTCTTCACACATATGTCTGAAGAGTTGACATCCCATTTTAGAATGTAATGATTCATCTCTTACTGACCACTTCATCTGTTGGCCAATACCTTTTAGTAGGTTTCTCATTTGGAATGAGTAGAGAACTGCAAATGAAGAATACAATGATACACCTTCTGCAAAAGCTGAGAAGATTGCTAAACTTCTACCAACTTCTTGTCTCGCCTTTGGATTTGTTCTCAAATCTTCTGGTGTCCAATCAGCTGATGTTGCGGTTAGTAATTCAAATTTCTCAGCTACCGCAGGTTCGTGTAAGAATGCGGAAAAATTATCCAAACCTAAAGTTTCGTTCAAATATGAATATGCAGTTGCATGAATGGTTTCTTGTGAACCAAACATCATTGCCATTTGTCTAATCTCGTGTTTAGGAAACCATTTAGTTACCATACCCGTCCAATAATCAGATACTGCACATTCTGTCTGTGCAAATCCTAAGAGAATGTTACCTACCAAATTCTTTTCAGATTCTGATAAGTTTTCATTCCAATCCTTTACATCCATCTGCATTGGGATTTCGGTATGTAGCCAAAAAGCTTGTGCTTGTTTTAACCAACCTTCAGTATAATAATCAGGGTACTCAAATGGTTTGAACGGTATACGTTCTTCGAATAATTTTGCCATAACTTAATTATTTGTTTTCCTCAACAGATGCTTTTCTATAATCAGTAACTAATTTTTTGATTTCACCAATAGCCTTTCTTGCTCTCGATTGAGAAGCCTTAGTTGTACCATTGTGTTCTGATTCGAATTGTGTGTATAATTCTTTAATTTGTTCGAAAAGTTCTTGTGATGTTGCCATAAAATAATTCCTTTTTAATTTAATTTAGTGTCCACGTATTGTTCGTGAGTGTTTATAATTATAGTATATATTTGAAAAAAATTCAGTTTGTTGAAAATTAATTTTTTCTTATATACTATCCCATATTTTCAACGTATTTTTTGTGTAATAATTGCTTTCTTTCAAGTTGTCCTGATGCAGCTTCTTTCGTTGCCAACATACCTTCGGATGAATTTCCATCATAAACTTCTATAAAACCTGTGTTGGTATCCATTTTACAAGGGAAAGTAATTCCATCTGGCCCAAATCTATTTTTCATAATATGAGCTCTTGCAGTGTTGTTTAGTTTATCTTTTGATTTCCTACTCCAAGACATAATGAAATCTGCATTCATTACCTTTGCATATGAGTCTGCTATTTTATCAGCCTCTATAACTTCTGAGTCAATAGCTGAACGGTTGGTTTGTGATGCAGTCCAAATTGGTATTCCCAATTCACCACTCATACCACGTAAGTCAATATAGACTCCACCTTGTTCAGCATATGTTGAATCAGATTTGTTTGAATGAGAAAGAAGAAGGTCAGCGTAATCTACTATGATAACATCGGGCTTGTTACCAGTCGCAATCATCTTATCGATGTGTTGTTGAAGTTTTTTGACCGTAACTCCTTTAGGTGGGAAATACTTTATCATCAACTGACCTTTCAATTGTCTGATTTTTGATTTCACTTCTTCCTTCTTCTCTTTCAGTTCATTCGATGGGATGTGTGTAAATACAGTATCATAACGTGCACCTACATAGTGTTCAGATAATTCCATTGTATAGTGAACTACATTCAAACCTTGTCTAACCGCAGAAGCTCCGAGAGCCGTTAGAATCCAAGTCTTACCTACACCAGAAGGTGCAACTACAACTCCTAATTCACCTGGCCCTAATCCACCATCCATAAGGTCATTGATAGGCTCCCAATCGGATGCAACCGTATCTCTCTTTACGTCTTCTGCCCTTAAGTCATAATCTTCTTTGTAGTTATGTCCTAAGTCAGTTTCTGTACCAACCTTCATAGCTTTATCAACAAGGTCTTTGATTCTATCAAAGTTACCAGCTTTCAAAAGGTCTACTGATGCAAGGATTACTTGTTTTAGATTTTGGTTTCTACAAAAAGATGTGAACTCTTTTTTAATGTAGTCTAAGTCCACGTTTCCAACTTGTGTGAATACGTGTCTTAATTGTTCAACAACGGTAGTTTTTAAAACTTCGTTATCGAGTTTTGAAACTTGAGCTTTAAATACATCCAGAGTAGGTGGTTTTCTGTACTCTTCGTGATAGTCAATAATTTCACCAACTATCCATTTGTTTGCCTCCGATTCAAAGAACTTTGGATTTGTTATCTCACTCAGAGTATCCAAAAACTTCTCATCGGTTAGTAGTGCAGAAACAACTTTACTTTGAAATGATTGCCCGAATTTAGCTAAGTTGTCAATTTCTGTCATGTATTAATCTGTAACTATATTTGTGAATGTCGTTTTAATCCAATCGTTAATATCACCAAAGTTATTAACGACTTTGTATTTTAAGAGAACTTTCATGAATGCCATTTTATTTAATGGTTTGATTTTCTCATCAAACTTCTCTAATACTTTCATTTTGATATTTCCACTAATATCAACATCTTTCAGTTGCATTAGTTTCTCATTCATAAGAATTTGGTCTTTCGATTCAAGTATATCTGTATAGAGTTTTATCTTTCCTTTCTTTTCTTCTGAAAGTTCTAATAACTTATCTATACTAATCTCATCATCTTCGTTTAGTTCAGGAAATCTCTTTAATAAAGTTTTGATTCCACATCCTCTTACACCAGGTATATTATCTGACGTATCCCCATCTAACACACGATACAATAAGATATTACTTGGATGAATTCCGTATTCTTCTTTTACTGCTGATTGATTATAGAACTTCTTTTTCGTAGGTGACCATATAATAGTATCTTCATCTACAAGTTGTAAGAAATCTTTATCAGTTGACATGATAACTGATTGTTCTCCCTCTTTTAATATCTGAGTTGAGATGTAAGCCATGATGTCATCAGCTTCACAACCATCATACATCATAAAGGAGATGGGAAGGTGGTCAAGAATATCAGCTAACCAAACGTACTGTCTCTTCATCGATTCCTGCTCTTCTTCAGCATTCATCATTTCATTGTAAGCTCGATTCATACGAAGTTTACTCTTCGAACGATTAGCCTTGTATCCTTTGTAAACTTTCTTTCTTTTAGAAGACCCACCACTTCCATCGAATACAACAACAACCCTACTCGGTTGAGTTTGTCTAATTGCGTAACCTATTGAACGTAATGTACCTGTTACTCCACCAACGTGGTCTCCGTTGTCATTGAGAGTAGGGGTAGATGTCCAACATCTTATGAACGTATTCAATCCATCGATAATAAGTACACGTGAATTCTTGTGTCTATCGATATTCTGGTTGCGTTCTGTTTCAACCGATGTAAGTATGTTCTTGTATAATTCCTTCATTTATGTAGTTGTTGTAGTGTAACCATCTGTTAATAATCCTCCTTCGGATTCAGAGTTAAAGTATTTGTTTAGTGTTGAGATTCTATCATCTGCATCTACTAACATTACCAAAGCTTCTTCGGCATTTTTGTAGAAATCTTCAGTAGAATGGTCACCAATACCAACTGCCTTATTTCCAAGAAGTTCAAGTGAAAGTAGTGCTTTAGCTTTATCAGCTTCTGCACTCTTCATTAACATATCGAATAATGTATTGTCCATATTTAATTATTTTCACCAGGTAATTCGGTATCTACTTCCATTGCATCGATATCAAGTGTGTCGTTTTTGTACTGAAGAATAGTTGCTTCACAGATTCTTTTATAAATCTGGTCTCTAACATCTGTTCTTTCATCCATCATAGGAATAAATTCTTTTGATTGGAATTTAATTTCTTCACCTGTCTCGATATCCACGTAAGTATACCAAGCCCCAGCTTGTTTTACTAATTTGTTTTCTTTCATTACTCCAAGCCACGACCCGTAATTGTCTATACCTCTTTCAAAGTATATTTCAAAATCAGCCGCTCTCAATGGTGGCCCCATTCTGTTCTTTACGATTTGTGCTCTAACTTTAATTCCTACCACTCTGTCTTTACCATTTACTTTGGTTTTAATCTGACCCATATTCTTGAGTCTGATTCTAACAGAAGCGTGGAATGCCAATGCTTTACCACCACTTGTTGTCCATGGGTCACCGAACATAACTCCCATCTTCTGACGAAGTTGGTTAGTAAACACAAGAGTAATCTTTTGTCTACCAATCATGTTGGTAATCTTTCTCATAGCTTTTGAGATGATGATAGCCTTGTCAGTTGCGTATCCATCCTTGTTGTAATCGGCAGCCAACTCGTTTTTAGTTGAAGCCGCTGCAACTGAATCTACTACAATAGTAACTAATTTGTCTCTATCAGCCGTTCTTACCTTTTCAATAATTGTTTCACAATAATCAAAAATCTGTTCTACTGAATCTGCAGATACATAAAGAAGTTTAGATACGTCTACACCGATTGCATCTAAAAATTCTCTACTTACTGCCGTTTCTGTATCAATAAGAACTGCAACACCACCCTGCTTTTGTGTTTCAGCAAGGAGGTGTGCAGATAATAGAGATTTACCACTTTGTTCTAAGCCTGTAACTTCGGTGATTCTACCAACGGGTAAACCACCATAAGGACGATTGGATATAGCAACATCCAACATAGCAGTTCCAGTCGAAATCCAACCTTCTACATTTGTAGGTGCTTCATCCGAATCAAGAAAGAATGCTACTTTTTGGTCTTTTGCTTGTTTGTTTAGGGTATCCGCAAGGATATCCGCTAAATCCAATTCTTTTTTCTTAGCCATAAAGTGTTAATTAGTTATTGAATAAGTCATCAAATGCTGCTGCTACGTCATCTGTCTTTTTAGTAGGATGAGATTTATCTTCTACTTCGAATGGTAAATCATTCACAGGTTCAGTCTTCGTTGTAGACAACGTTTCTTGAGCCACGGAAGTTTCACCTTCATCATTGGTAGATTCTGCAGTAGGATTCAACCAACCTTCTAATACATTCTTCAACTCATCATAAGATAATTCTGAGTAAAGGTCAGTAATTTCAGTTTGGTTTTCTAAGAATTTCTGTACATCATCCCCACTTTCAGCCAATGGTGTCTGAGATGGTTTAACTCTGATTGTAGTTGTAGGATACGTAGTACCAGCTTCTTCAGCAGAGATGTATTGAATAGTTAAATCTCTACCACTCGCTGCGTCTGTGATATCACCATAATCAGGGTCTGCAATATATCCAAGGATTTCTTGGTATACTGTTTTACCAAATCCCCAAAACTTAACACCTTCATGTTCTTGTCCTCTTACGAGTACAGGTACAAAAGTTCTCAGTTTTGGCTCCATTTGTTTTGCAGCCTTCCAATCTTCTTTGTCACCCATTCTTTTCAATTTGTCAGCAAACTCTACAATAGGGTCTGGTCTACCAAATGATTGTGGAGACAAATAAGTCTTGTTGTTGATGTTGTAGTGAAAATAAAGTTCAATAAAAGGATTGTCTTGGTTGAACTTGTAAGGAACGATTCTGACCTGATGTTTACCAGGTGTCGGTTTCCAAAGACTGTCAGTCTTTCTTTGTGTGTTTTGGAGCTTGTTCAAGCGCCCTCTGATTGCGTTAATGTCTAAAGCCATAATGTTTTAAATTTTAAAAGTTTAAGTTTTACAGTTTATTTTAAGTGTACTGTAATACACTCGGTGTACTTATATATATTACGATTTTTACAAAACGTAAAGTTTATTTTGCCCATTTTTTCCTACCTACAATTTGTGATATAACTGAGTAAACCGCAAGGTCTTGGAAAGTATCTTCTATACTCTCACCAACTTCATCGGGTTGTCCTTTTACCACTAATTGTTTTAGTCTCTGAATCTTGTCATTCTTTCTAAACCAAAGACCTGTTAAGGATAAATTGATGTCATCTTGTGATTCTAATGTAGTACCAACTGATATATTACCAGGCCCATAGTTCCTCTGTTTTTTACAGAAGGTTTCATACATTTCATCTAAGATTTTCTTGAATTCTTGTGTTGTTTGTGGATATGTTTCTTCACAATACTCCACGGCCGATTGGCCATAATTTGCTCTTTCTTCCATATTGTAACTTATTTGATATCAAATATACAAAAAATATTTGACAATTCCAAACTTTTTTTAAGAAAATTTAATTACCTCGAAAACTCTTGTAGATATCTTTTTAGTTCCTTCGGTATTTGTGACGATGATTGAGTTCTTAAACTTCTCCCAATCAATCATAAAGTTCTTATCTAAGACTCCACCATTCTCTTCTTTTACTAACTCATTCAAAGCGTTGATGGTGTAGAGAGTATTACTTTGTTTTTTTCTATGTACTAAGATTGTATTCTCCAACTGTCTCTCAGGTTTGTATGCAGTATCTATATTATATGTTATAAACAATTCTTCTAAATTAGATTTGTTCTGTAAAACATAGATGTAATTATACACTACATGATATCTTTCTCTGATTTCTTGTAGGGTAGTTTGTAAGTCACCTTTTGTTGTAAATGTACATAGTAATTGTGTTTTCATTTAATCTATCTCTCTCTTTTCATATATAAATATAATTTAGAATGAGATTGAATAAGATTCCTATGATTATTGTTGTTTTGATTTAAAACAATCTTGCATTTCTTTTGAATAACTCATAGTGTTACTTGTCTTACCTGCTGCACCTGTTTTACTTCTATATGTTTTAAATCCAATTTCTTTTTGATTACCATCAACATCAATCATGTAAGTGTGAACAACCTTACCAGTAACATTACCAGCATCATCGTAAGTTAATTTTTCTTCATTAGTTAACTTAAATTTTTGTTTAAATTCAGTTGTATTTTCAACACCAAGACATCCTCGAAGAGTTTGTCCTGTAACAACAACTCCACCCATATTTACATCTAAAGTTCCTCCAACAATCGAAGATGGGTCACCTTTCGTATATTGTTTTGGTGGATAATCCATTAAGGTTAAATGAAATCCTCTTACAGATTCTTCTGCTTCCATCAAAGTTCCCATTGGTACTGAAACACCATCTACATCTGATTTAAAATTATTTAGAGATTGAACTCGTTCTCTTTGTAAATTTACCACCTCTTCTCTTTGTTTTGATAACATGGTTTTTACATTTAGACCTGTTACAGATGGGTTTTCTTTTTCATATTGTAATGCAACTTTATTAATTGGTTTTACTCTATCACCTGTCATCTTACCACCATCTTCAGCATATCTGTATAGCATTTCAAGTTTTTGTTGATTTGTTAAATCAGATGGAGATACACCTTGAGGTAAATACTTTTGAAAATCTTTAGATACTGAAGAGAAATCTTCCTTTGTATATGAGGCTTTACCAAAAATTGCTATATCTAAATTCTTTTGAAGTGTACCACTATCTTCATCTACGATTTTTGCCTGTTTATCTAAATCTAACTCTAATAACCCTTTTGCTATACCTTTTGAT